TACGAACAGATTCGTGCCTTGGATGCGTACGGTCAGGCTAGGGGCGTCGCTCCGGTACGGTGGATGAAGTCGATGGGTTTTCTTCGGTTGGCCATTTGGAAGCAACGCTTTCCTTCTTCCATGGCTCGATTCTGTACCGACTGGCTTAAGATCCGTCCAAGCATCGCTTATATTCAAGAGCTGTGGCTCGATGGCTACGAAGTGATTTCTCACAGCGGCGTTCGCCGCGATGAATCCGTGCAACGATCAATGTTGGACGAATGGGATTACAGCGAACCAATGAAGTCTAAGGTGAGGCGCCCGTTGCTTGATTGGTCAATCGGAGACGTTTGGGACGCGCATAAAGAATGGGGAATACCAATCAATCCTTTGTATAAGCAGGGATGGAAGCGCGTCGGGTGCAGACTGTGCTGCATGAGCGGAAAAGAAGACGTGCGAAGGACCGCAAAAAAGCGACCGGAAGTAATAGACGAGTACAGAGAATGGGAGAGACTAGTAGGATTAGCCAGACCACACGCGGGAATCGCTACTTTTTTTCCGGCTACAGCAATTCCAAATGCCCAGCATTCTAAACGATACACGAATCGCAAAGGAGTCGAATATACAATCGGAACAATCGACGACGTGGTACGATGGTCAAAGACGTTACGCGGAGGCGTTCAATCCGGATTTGACTTCATGTTTCAGGAAGACGACGACGGGGCAAAGTGCATGTCGGGTTACTGCGAATGAAAACCAACAATCAAAACCAACACGGGGTGCCGGTGATCGTGGAGGGGGTGAAACCATGAGAAAGATGATGCATGAGAATGACCTTTCGGCATTCACGGTCGACCAAAGGCATTGCATCGAAATGCTTGGTGAATGGGCGCAAGGATTTCATCACCTGCCAATGCCCAAGCCATGGGGTCTTGGTGTCAGAGTCCATTGGACTGGAGACTTGTCCACTTGGGATTTTGACTGCCTCACAAGGCTTGTATTGCTAGCCCACAAGCATTGCGTCCGAATTGAGATCGGACAAGGCGGGCCTCGCGGAGTGGCGATCATGGCCCACCGAAGGCTTGAAAAACTCCAAAGCATCACTGAGGGGCACCCAAACTTGGAGCACTTAACCAAGCGCATAGAATCCATGCGTGGGATCGTGAATGGGAAGCAATGAAATCAACCTGCTTCTATTTGTCCGGCCTTTGCTGCGGTTTTGCCATGGCGACATCCATTGCGCTCCGGTCGCCTTGGGACCAATTGATGCTCTTTTGCGCCAGCGTTGTATGGTATGCAATCGCAACGATGCTTAGGGGGTCAAAATGAAAACCAAAATCATCAAACTGCACCCAGGAGAGAAAGTTATAGCCGTCGTCCCAGAGCGGGCAGGAGGTCCGGGATGGGTGAACGCCATGATTTGGGTCTATATCCGGCATTTAGACACCGGCGAAGTCAGGGTTGAAGGAATCCAACCCGAGGAGCGCACGGAGGCAATGCACGCACTGTTTGACATTGGGGAGGCCGTTCACAACGCCCTGATTCGGGCGGTTCCATCCAAGCGAGTGAAGGGGGGCAAATGACCAACAAGATCATCGCGCAGTCATCCCGGTTCCGCGCAGTCCGAACGTCACGGGATCGAGTGAGGATCAAGAGTGCCAGCGGCAAGATTGAGTTCGGGTCTTTGGTTCGCGAAGGGGCTGGAATGCCCTGGCTGAATCCGTGGTTCGCCTCCAACGCATGCCAAGACTTGATGACGTTTGTCGAAGCGGTTCACAGGACGTTGGAGAAGGAGGTCAAATGACTATCGCAGAACTAAAAGCGATTGTTGCAAACTGGCCCGAAACCAATCAAGACGGCGAACCCACTGAGGTTTGGCTTGAGACTGGAAATGGGCTCAGCAGCTTGTGCGAAACGCTAAACAGGCTCAACGAGCGAACAGACCGTAACGGAGCAATTGTTTACGACCTTCTGCTTTGTCCTTCAGCCAATGTTTGGGAGGAAAAATGACCATCGCCGAACTCGCACGATACGCATCCGCCTACCCCGCCGAATGGGAGGTGATCCGAGTCAATACGATGTCCGGCCAGGTCATGGCAATCCCCCCATCCGAGGAACAGCCCGAGGCCAACATGAGCGTGCAGATCGCCATCCGTGAGGCGTGCAGGCTTTGGAACGTGACGCCAGACGACATCCGCAGCGGACGTAGGCCAATGCACATCGTTCGGCCTAGGCTGGCCATCTACAAGGCCTTGACCGAGCATGGAATGAGCACGGTCGAAGCTGGCAGGCACCTCGGAAAGGATCACGGTAGCGTCTGCCACGGAAGGAAGTCGTGCGAGGCAATGATCGCAACAAATCCCTCCTACCGTGCCGAGTATGCCCGCTTCGACTCGGCCTTCTGTCGGGCAATCGAACTGTTGGCCAAGACGCACCAATGACACTTTCCCCACCCACGCGAGGACCCTTGCTTCGGCACGGACCAAGGATCGCACCCTCGTTGAGGGAGGGTGGGGACATTTTCAAAACGAAAGGAACGAAGTGAGCTTCAACAAGGTAATCATCGAGGGGCGGTTAGGGCGAGATCCTGAACTCAAGTACACGCCCAAGGGGCAGGCTGTAGCTAGGTTCTCGTTGGCCATAGGCAGGAAGTGGAAAAACGAGGCGGGCGATGAGCAGGAAGAAACGACTTGGGTCGAGTGTAACGCATGGGGGAAGACCGCCGAGATCGCTGGGCAGTACATGAAAAAGGGCACAGAGCATCTTGTGGAAGGGCGGCTCAAACAGGAGAACTGGGATGACAAGAAGACAGGGGAGAAGCGATCCAAGCTGGTCGTTGTCGTCGATCATCTGAGGCTCGGGCCGAAGAGGGGCGATGGCGTTGGAGGAGGGGGAGTGTTCGAGGTTCCACCGAAGCCCACACCAACAACTCAACCAGCGCCGAACGTACCGGGGGAGACAGACGAAGTTCCGTTTTGACCATGAAAATCATCATCGAACACAAGGGGGTCCAACGGCAGATCGAGGGCACTGGGTTCAATGTCTGCGGGTCAGCAACGGACATGCTTGCCATTGCCGATCAAATCAAAGCCAAAGCCGAAAGCTTACAGTTTGCTTATGGTTGGATTCAGGTGCGCGACCCAATGCCAGACGAGCACTGCGCAGGCCCTGACACACAACCCAAGGCGTGGAATGAGTGAACCAATTAAGCTAGACCCAAGTGAGGTGGAGTTCTGGAAGGCGTGTGTGGTGGCTGTTCTAAGCGATACCAGACTTGAGTTTGTGAGTTCAGCAGACCAAGCCGTGAAGGCGCTTAGGGAGAGGGTGGATACCAAACCCAAGGACGCAGAGCGCGTGTCATCGTGGAGGCAATGCGCTACGTGTGGGAGGAAGATTGCTGCTCCCAAAGGGCTGCCACTTGATTCGTTCATCTGCTGCAACAATGAGATGAGGCGAATGCCCATTGAGCAAGGGGTGCTGCCGTGATGCACGTTGCATTTGCAATGCGAAAGCACGCATACGCAATGTTACTAGGCAAAAGTTGCCGGGTGGGTAAGGAATCTTTTTCCCGGTGGGGATGCGTCCCGGGGCTCGGCTCCCGACGAATATTCACGCGACTTGTTTTCATAAATCCACACCTATAAGGCACTTACAGCAATGAAGCCTAGCAACGCAATTTGTATGCCAGTTCCAATTTGGGAATTGTCCCCATAAAGTGCCCATGGAGTGGAGCTTGCAAGCGGCATCGACGGAGTTTGGCGTGGGTCGGGACACGTTGCGAAAAGCGCTCACTGACGCCGGGCACAAACTGACCGGAGATCGAGTGAAGTTCTCGACCCGCACCATTCACGAAGCCCTGTCCCGTCGCGGTGGCCTGGAGGCCGCCCGTGAGGCTGAGACATGGGAGCGACACCGGCAGCTAAAGCTGGAGAACGAGAAGGAGGAAGGCACTCACTGGCACCGCGACGATTGCCTTGCCTACATCGCCCGACGCCTTCAACCGATCCGGCAGCGCATCATCTCCCGCGCAACCCGGATGGCAGCGACGGCGAACCCAACCGACCCAGAGCACGCCCACCGGGTTCTCACCGAGGACGCAGACTCAGAGTTGCGACTGTTCAGCCAACCCGAACCCGAAGTGCAGCAACCAAAGAACGATGAGGAAGCAGACACAACGGGAGATTGACGGCGAGTTTGCCCGCTGGTTTGCACCAAGGCCAACGGTCAAGCCCTCGGAGTGGGCGGCACAGAACATTGTGCTTCCCGCTTCGGAGCAACGAGGGGTTGGCCCTCTGACCTGGGCCGGTCGCGAGTTCGCCATCGAGCCGTTGGACGCCATTGCAAACCCAATGATTTCCGACATCGCTCTGTGCTTTGGCAGCCAGATCGGGAAGACGGTCATCGTAATGTGCGGTAACGCCTACGTGATCGAGAACGACCCTCGCGGCATCCTTTGGGCGCTTCCGGACATCAACCTTGCCCGCAACTTCTCAAAGCGCCGATGGATGCCGCTTGTCGAGGCGTGCGCTCCGCTTGCGAGGAAGATCCCGACCGGCAAAAAACGATACGACTGGGCGGCGCTGAGTCAGGTTCTCAACGGCACGGAGATCGACTTCATCGGCTCCAACAGTCGCGCCGGCATGTCGAGTCGTCCCAAGGCCATTGTGGTCTTGGACGAAATGGACAAGTTTACGCTTGAGACTGCGGCTGGCAAAGAGGCGGGCGCGGTTGAGTTGATCGAGCAGCGCGTCAAGGACCAGCCTTCCCCCAAGCGCATCAAGACATCGACTCCGTCCGTTGTGGACGGTCCCGGCTGGGTCGAGTTCTTGAAGGGTGACCAGCGCCGATACGAAGTCCCTTGCCCCCACTGCGGTGCCGGCGTGTTCCTTGCATGGATCAAGGGGGCATCGTTGTTGAAGGCTGACGCCCGAGACGCCCACATTGCATGGGACAAGGAGGCCGAGGGCGATGGCGGCGTGGTGGATTACGACCGGATCGTCAGGACTGCCCACTGCGTATGCCCTCACTGCCGGGGCCAGATCGATGAACACCACAAGCTTGGGATGGTGCGTAAGGGGCGATGGATGGCCACGGCGTTGGCTCCGTCGTCGTTCCGCTCCTATCACCTTCCCAGCCTCTACGCATCGTCACCAGGCACGACGCTGGGGCTTCTGGCGCGGCAATACGTGATGTTGCAGCGCAGCAACGAGGGGGTCAGGGGTTTCATCAATGGAGCGTTGGCCGAGCCCTACGAATCGCAAAGCGAAGGCGACATCCGGACAGAGACCGTGGTTCCGGTCACGGCCGGTTCCATTGCAGAGCGTGTCGTCCCAATCCTGTCCGTGGACGTACAACGCTCACAGCCGATGCTCTACTGGATCGTCCGGGAATGGGACGCGACGGGAACCGGGGACAGCCGGCGCATCGGAGTCGGTACCTGTGATTCGTGGGAGGAGTTGGAACAGGTGCAGTCCAAGTACGGCGTCCAATCCAACCACGTCATCCTCGACACAGGCGACGGTGAGCGGACGGAGGAGCTTTACACGGTTTGCGCCAATCACGGGACCAAGAAGCCGCGCAACGGGGGGAGGCCGATGCATTTCGGCTGGATGCCGTCAAAGGGAGCTCCGCGCGGCAAGCGTTGGGACAACCAAGCCAAGACGGAGCAGCGTCCGTTCACCCTTTCAAAGCAGGACTTTGGCGGCTCCAAGTTCGACTTCTACCTCTTCCTTTTCGCCGGCCCCGATTACCAAGACATGCTGCACCAGCTTGGCAAGGGACCTGAGCGCAATAACGGGGTGAGGTTCGAGGTTCGCGCCGACCCGGCAAGGGACGAACGCTATTGGCAGCACAGGGACGCCAAAATCTGGACCAAGACCGGATTCAACAAACGCACCGGCAGGTTTACCGGGGAATGGACATTGCGATCCGCTCACCGGCCGGACCATTGGAACGACTGCGAAATCATGCAGCTTGCCTACGCATCCATGCTCAAACTGTACCGCTGGCCCGGTTCCCGCGTTGAAACGGAGGTTGCCAAGTGAGCTTTGACCCGTATTGGGATGAACCAATCACCCCCAAAGAGGCTATGGCATGGCAGAAAAGGTCCCGTTCGTGGTGGACCATGGCGCGCAAGAAAGGCCTCAAGGTGTTTGCGGGGCGAACTACAAGACGCATCGTAATCCAGTTTTTGACCAAGTGTCCCAGCCCATGCTCTCGCAATGTGCGCTAATGTGGCTAAGAGTGGCAACAAATAGACTGTTGATGCGTTACGCCATGCCCAAGTGTGAGTTCGGTGGCATTGCCGAATCACAGGGTGCGACGGTCGTTTATCCGGAGCGTTTACCGGAATGCCTCCGCATCGACTGAGTCGGCCCGCAATACCTACCTCGACGGGCTGGCTGACGCAGCGCAAGCCGAGCTTGATTCCGGGAAGCAACTGACGAGCGCATCGGCTGGTGGCGTTAGCTCTGGGTGGTCCTCCGCTGCCGGTTCCGATCCCGAGAGCCGCCTTGAGCTGTACGAGTGGGCGCGTGATTACATCGCCGAGGCGACCGTCGCCGCCGCTGTTGCGCTGATTCCGCTTTCTACCTCCGCTGTCGCAACCGACTTTTCGGGGGTGCGCGGGTGAGCATCCTTGCACCATCCGGAGTCCCTGCCCGCCTGGAGATCCGCAGGAACACCATCCGCGCTCGCTACGATGCCGCATTCTCCGGTGGTCCAGAGCGCACGTCCGCGCCGCAGTACCAGCACCCGTATCGCGACATTACTCCATCCGTCCGAATCCGACTGATGGATGGATCTTGTGACCTCGCGGACAACTCCCCGTTCTTCTCTGGCCTGTTTGAACGCTTGGTGACCTACGTTATCGGCACCGGCATCTGGCCGCAGAGCGATTCCGGGGACAGCGAATGGGACAAGCTGGTTGACGATCAGTTCCAGTCCGACGTCGAAGATTGCGAAGTTCGTGGCGGTGTATCGTGGGCCACGCTTCAGCAGCAAGCCTATCGAACGGAAATCAAGCAGGGTGACTGCGGCGAAATCCTGACCAATGACGAGCAAGGCAACCCCAAGGTCCTTGCCGTCGAGGGTCGAGACATTGGCGACAGATGGGGCGTTACAACCTCCAAGGATCTTTTCGACGGCGTCCGCATTGGGCCGCGCGGCGAGCGTCTCGGCTACGTCCTGACCAGCGAGGACCCGCTTGGGACCCGTAACACGATTCCCGTCTCTGCGGAATGGTTTGTCCACCACTTCAACCCTCTTCGTCCCGGCCAACTCCGGGGGATACCTCTCCTTGCTTCGGCCCTGAATACAGGCCGGGACGTTCACGACATACTGAATCTTGAGAAGCTGGCCGTCAAAGATGCGTCCAGCAAAACAGACATCATCAAGACCGAGTCTGGGCAGTTCGACCCTGAAGAGGCTTACAACGCGGGCGGAGCCACTTCGGACGGTTCGGACGGCGAGGACCGAGCCAACTACTACCGGAAGATCTTCGGCCCCGAGGCCCGTTACATCAAGCGCGAGGACTCTTGGGAGGCCTACAAGTCGGATCGTCCGGGTCCGGCTTGGCAGGGCTTCATGGACTTCCTCAGCCAGACCATTTGCCTTGCTGCCAGGATTCCCCCTTCGGTCCTTCTCCAAATCAAAGTCGGCGGCGCTGACACTCGCCGAGACCTTGCCGCCGCCGCCCGCGTGTTTGAGGCAGAGCAACACCGGCTTGCCGGACAATGGGCTAGGGTCCGCAACTTCTTTGTCCTGCGTCGCATCGAGGACGGAACACTGAAAGGCGCTCCTCCCACTTGGCGGCGTGTTTCTTGGCAGTTCCCAAAAGCCATCACCGTTGACGCCGGTCGGGAGGCTCAACAGGACCGCGAGGACGTTCGTGGCGGGTTCATGTCGGAACAGGAGTATCAGGGTCGATGGGGAGCCAACTGGCGCAAGCACCGAGACCAAGTTGAGCTTGAGACTCGCGACAGAATCCAACGGGCAAAGGCCGTTTCCGAGGCTGAGAATGTTCCGTTTGACGTGGCGCTTCGGATGCTTGGAACTCCGCAGGATCAGCAGCCTCCTGCGCAACTGCCGCCTCAACAGCAGGCACCAGCACAATGAAACGCATCCGCGCCTATATGGTTGGCATCCTGTCGCGTCAGGGCCAAGAGCTTGACCAGTGGAAGCCCCAGCAGTCACTCGAATGGATGCCGTCTGGAACCAACGAGATTCGAGTTGCTGGACCGGAAGGCGAGCCGGCCGTCTATCTCGTTTCAACTGCGCCGGAAGACGCGGAGACACTCGACAAGCAGCTTCAGTCAGCGCTTGCGCTTGCTGCTGAAGGCAAGGCCAGTCGGCCATTCATCGACTTTAACCACGACGGCGAGCAGGCCGCAGCGATCCCAAAGAGGTTCTTTTGGGACGACGGAATCCGCCTGGAGGTCGAGTGGACCGGAAGCGGGGTCGCTGCCCTAGCAAACCGTGACTTCTCCTATTTCAGCCCTGAGTTCTACCTGTCCGACGACGGGCACCCGACGGGCATTCCCGAGGTTGGTCCGATTGGTGGGTTGGTAAATACACCAGCCTTTCAATCAATCGAACGCCTTGCCGCAAAGAAATCCCCGGAGGCTCCAGCCTCCGACACCAAAGGCAAAAAAATGGAATCGCTACTCGCGAAACTGGCTGCCGCCGGGGTCGTTCCCAAGGACCAGCCAATGACCGAAGACGCTCTGGTTGAGAGTCTCACGGCCATGAAGAAACAGTACGACGAAGCCAACGCTGCGTCGCAAACCGCAACCGCAACTGCCGCTTCGCTGAAGAGTGAACGTGATGCGCTCAAGGCGAAGATCGACGAAAGCGTGAAAGCTTCGGCCGAGCGCGATGTCACTGCCGCTATCGCTGCCGGTAAGATCGACGAAAGCCAAAAGGCTGGCTGGGTTGATGACTACATCGCGAACCCGGAGCGCATCGTCGCGCGACTGGCTGGAATCAAGACCGCGCCCGTCAAGGCGTCCGGGCATCCAAACGACAAACTTCCTGCCAAAAGCGCGGGAGGCGGAGAACTCACCGGAATCAATCGCGTCGCGGCTGCTTTCGCTGCCAAGCGCGGGAGCAACTAACCACAAGGAGACATCATGCCAAACGCAACTCTTCTCGACATTGCCAAACTCAACGGTTCCGACGCGGTTGTTGGACTGATTGAGGAGGTCAGGACAGCGGCTCCGGAAGTGATGGTACTTCCGGCGCGCACCATTCGCGGCACTAGCTACAAGACCGTTCATCGCACCGGATACCCGGCCGTCGGTTTCCGAGCCGCCAACGCCGCAACCACGGCCGGCGCTTCGACGTTCACGAACAAACTGGTTGAGACCTTCATTCTCTCCAGTCTTATCACCTGCGACAAAGCCGTGGCCAACGCCTACGAAGACGGCGTTGGCGCTTGGCAGGCCATGGAGGCCGTCGGGGTCGCCAAGCAGGCCATGATTGAGCTTGGCCAGCAGATTTTCTACGGCACAAACACGACCTTTGGCGGAAATGACGCTGGGTTCCCTGGTCTCCTTGGCACCTACGATTCAACCAACATGGTCGTGGACGCTGGCGGCACGACTGACAACGTCGCTTCCTCCGTTTGGCTTGTCGCCACCGGCACACAGGATGTTTCCCTCATCCTTGGGAACGGTCAGGCGATGCAGCTTTCTGACTGGCGCGAAGAGACTGTCTCTAGCGTTCCGTCCTATGTGGCCGACCTGACTGGCTGGATTGGCCTTCAGGTCGTCAACCCGTACTCCGTTTGCCGCATTCGGAAGATCACCACCGACAGCGGCAAGGGTCTTACGGACGCACTCATCGCGGACGCAATCGCCAAATTCCCGGTTGGCATGACTCCGAATTACATCTTCATGAATCGACGATCTAGGATGCAGCTTCACAAGAGCCGCACCGTGACGCTGTTTGGCGGCCCTGGGGCTTCCAAGCCGGCCGGCAGCGTGGAGCTCGTGGCACCGATTCCGGAGTCCGCCTTTGGCATCCCCATCGTGACCACGGACAACATTCTGAGTACCGAAACGCTGGCCAGCTAAGAAAGGAAAAACGCCATGCCACACGAATTTGCACGCAATATTCGGGACGATTCCTGGAGGATCACCCGAGCACTTCCAACCGCTGACGGCAACGTGACGTCCAGCGATTTCGACCTTGGAGCCGATGTCTACAAGACTGAGAGCTTTGAGTTTGAGATTGCCGTGCCGGCCCTGTCTGCCGTCAATTTGCCATCGGCTGACACCCTGACTTTCACGGTTCAGGCCGGGTCTTCCGCAGCGCCCAGCACCACGTTGGGGTTGTCCCGCGTCATCACGGGAACCGGATCGGCTATTGCCGCGCAGGTTATTCGGTTTCGACTTCCGTCCGATGTCGCACGATACGTCAACGTCCGCATTGTTGCAGCCGGCGGCACTGGCGACATGTCCTCGCTGACGGCTACGATTCGCCTGCTGTTCTAACCACACGAGCAGGTAACAAGCGGGGACCGGAGTGTGTGCCGGTCCCCGCTCCTTACAGTGAGCGAATTTCACAATCTACTTCGGGGGGCGCAAGCGGCTCTTGAGGTTTTAGCTGGAAGCACGTTCACCGTGGACGGTGTTTCTGGGACGTTCACTGGCATCCTTGACGTAACGACCACCCAGAAGACATTTGGCGAGTCCGGCATGGTTCCAGATGACACCGCAAGACTGACAATCAAGCAGGGGCTCGCATACACACCGGATTCCGGTGACCTGATTACGTGCGAAGGAGTGACTTGGAAAGCGGTTTCGGTCAAGAAGGGGCGGGTCGAGTACGAGATTGAACTGATCGGCGTGGACCAATGACATTCAAGCCAGACATCGACCTATTCCAGAACTCGCTAAAGGAGCTTGCGACGCTCCTTGGGAAGAGCGTGAAAGAGGTTGTTCTGGATGAAGCGTCGTTCTTTGCCCGCGATTCGGCTAAGATGATGCCGCCTTTTGGCAAGACTCCGATCAAGGAGTCATGGGCTGCGCAGAAGAGAATCGGAGAAAGGGCTGTCGGGCTCCAAGTCAATCGAGCATTCAAGCCGCTCGACTGGTTTGAGAAATGGAAAAACGACAAGGTGGTTAAAGGCATGCTTCGGATGGCCAAGGGCCGCAACTTCAATCCGCTGGCCGTTGAGAACGCGATTCGTCAGATGGGTTTCAAGCGCATCGCTGGCGTGATTGACCGACCGACCGAGGAAGCTCACAACGCCAGCCGAGGCAGCGACGGGCGAGTCAGGAAGCGTCAGGCCCAGTGGTTTGTCCGCAAGAAGTCGGACGTCAACAAATACGAAAAGACGCAGCTTGCCGAGCTTGGAAAGCTCAAGGACGGTTGGGGCGTCGCGATTTCCGCCATCGACGCGCTTCGCGGAAAGCTAACGAAGCTACCTCCGTGGATCACTCGCCATAACGAGAACCGTGGAACGCTGGACATCAAGGAAGACAACCGTGGCGACTTTGGGCTGATCGCAACGAACGCCATTCCTTACGGTCAAAAGCACGCCAGCAGCGCCTGGGAGCAAGCTATCAAGGCGAGATACATCGGAGCGCAGAAGCGGGCCTACATGATTTTAAAGGCAATGGAACGTAAGGCCCGAATGATTGGGAGGGCATAACATGGCCACAATCGCAGGCACATTGACGGACGGAACAGGAACGGCGCTTGCTGGCGCAACGCTTGAGTTCCTGCTTTCGACTGCCCCGGAGACGTCAACCGGCATGTACGTGTCTGGGATTCCAGTTCGCGAAACGACCGGGACGGCTGGATCGGCTGGCGTTTACTCACTGACTTTGCTCCCTGGAATCTGGCGCGTGCGATTGCCATCGACTCCGGAGCGTTACATCGGTGTCCCAACAGGTTCCGGCACTTACACAATCGGTCAGCTTCTGCTGACAGAAACGGAGGCACAAATGACAATCCCGCGATGGGTCGAGAATGCCGCTGCGCTTCGTGCGCTTGGCACTGCTTACAGCCTCTTCTTTGTGTCGTCTGATGCCAATGGCGATTGGGGATGGTTTGAGATTTCCAGCAGCACGTCGGCGGACGATGGCGTCAACTACATCCACAATGCGGCCGGCATTGTCTACGAAAGGCGACAGTGAGAACGATTCTTGCCCTAATCCTACTGGTTTCGTTCTCGGCTTTCGGGCAGTCCATGAAACCGGTTGACAGCATTGCGACAATCTCTGAATTGATTGCTCGAAAAGCAATCAATGGGCAGGAGATCGAAGTCCGCAATTACTCCACGTCTATCCCGTGGGACCAGCCGCGAACTTTCCGTCATGTCATCGACGCGACGAACGCGCACGACGGCGTTCATTATTTGACCAACGCCGGAGCGTCTGGCCGATGGGTCTCCACTGACAGACTGAGCGCAAATCAGAAGGCTGAGTGGTTTGGCGCTGATGCCACTTCGACCATTGACAGTACGCCGGCAATCCAGAAGGCGATCAATTACTGTTACTCCAACAACGTGCCTTCTTTGGAGTTCCCTGCCGGAACGATCCTGATTAGCGAAGTCTCATTCACTGGCACTGGACTCGTCGGCGGCTTGGCATTGCGCGGACAACCTGGGCTTCGTTCGATCATTCGCGGCACGGCAGCCAAAACGATGTTCACGCTGCACACGATGCGGCATGTCACGATTGAGAATCTGTGGTTCGATGCGAACAACACCGCGACAAACATTCTCACGATCAACAACTCCACGGAGTTCAAGATTGTCGGAAACGACTTCTACAGGGCGAACGGCGTTGGCGTGTTGCTGACTGGCAATCAGAACTACGGACATCTGATCACCTTCAACACATTCATAAACAACTCTGACATCGGGCTGGATCTTAATGGTGTCTCGGCGACAGCAAATTCAATCTTTCGGAACAAGTTTGAGTCGCCAGGATTTACCAATGCGATCGGTATTCGTTGGAAAGGGGGCGTGGCAAACCACGACTTCACAGCGAATGTTTTTCAGAGTCTGCGCTACGGAATTTATCCGGAAGGCGTTGTTGGTTCAGGTCAAATCAACAACAGCATCGACCACAATTACTTTGAGGTATTCACTCAGAACCCGATCGCCCTTGGACCGGGCCAGCACAGCGCCCTGTCGGTCACCCGCAATTACTTCTACCAAGACTTTACGGGCGGGACATGGGCTTTGCGCGACACGAATGGCACCACGCTATATGGGTTCCGGTGGCGGGACAACGCGATCACGTCGGACAGCGGCAAGGCTCTCAGCCTGACCAATTCCTTGGTCCGCGATTGGGAAATTCACTCAGCGCCGACTGACATCGCAAGCGACTACGAGCTTCCATCGAATGTCCCGATCAAGTTCTGGACTCAGAGCCAGCCTGCGCTTTCGGTCATCGTCACGAACTTCACGGTATCGGGCGCGGCTACGAACCTTTCGATTCCCGGCGACCTTCTGCCAAGTCGGGTGGAGATCACTGGCTCTTCCAACATGACGTTCTCGGTGGGTGGCTTCACGTACCCCGGCACCACGCTTACGCTCAAGAACGCCGGCACCAACACCGTCACTTTCACCGGCATAAACACGGTGATTCGCGCCGGCACTGAGGACACGTTTACCTTCAGAAATTCAGCGTGGACTCGATACGTCTACCCGTATTTGCCGGACTACGGCGGCACTCTGTACGGCTCGCTGACGATCACAAACGCGCTTAACGTCGCCGGCTTTTCTGAGTTCAGCGGAGCAGTAAAGCTCGGCAACGTCATCAGCAATTTCAACGGCTTAATCACCGGAGGATCAATCGGTGCGACTCAAGCTTTCGTTCTTAAGGCAAATGCGGACGCGATGCTGACGATTCAGCGAGGGGCAAACAACCTCGCACACTTCGGGACCAATGACGGAATTCGCTTTGAACGTCCATTGACCACGCTGGCTTCAACGGGTGTCCTCACTCACGTCTACGGATTTGCCACAAATCCGGCCTCTGCTCCACGCGAGGGCATTGCGATGACTTTGGCTAACCTCGCCAGCCTCATCGGTGGCGGTGGGGGACTTGGCGGTCTGGTCATTGGCAGCGGCGACACGAACCTTGTGACGAATGCGGTGTCATCGGCCACGACGACACCGACCCGGACCAACGGAACATTTGCCGTCAACGTCACGGCGGTCCCGGCAAATCTGCTCACCGGAACAATCGACGATTTGCGAATTCCGTCGTCTATTCTGCGAAGCAACGACGCGGCCGCAACGTACGCTCCAATTGCGAACCCGACGTTCACCGGAACCGTGACGATGAATAGCGCGACGATTGGCACGGTCACCGTGACCACCAATCTCAACGTCCCGGTTGACCCGTATGCCGCCGGGTGGGCCACGAAGACCAACGCCCCAACCAAAAAGGATGTTTACGACAAGCTGGAGTCTCTGACTGGGGTCGACTATTTTGGAAATTCGATCTTTGCGGCGCGGCCTGGATTCCTCCTGATCGACCATCTCATGAGCCAGCCAGCGAGCGGAGCCAATGGTGATATTGGGACAATCGCGGTCAATAACAGCGGATCAGTGACGTTTCTTGCCGGCGACGCTGATCGCCCCGGCATGCGACTTCTTAGGGCTACCGGCGCAAATCAGAATCCAATTCACGGCTGGTCTGGACCAACGACGGCAACATCGATCCGAGCAACCAACTTTTCCGGAACTGGAGTGCTTCACTACGAAACCGAAATCAGGACCCCGGACAAGTCTTCCGGAAATGCGGTCACCAACGTCTACAGCCTCCAAGTCGGCTTCAGCAGTGCGGCGTCTACGTCCACCAACGCGCCGCAGGACGGTGCCTACCTGATTCACCAGACGAACCTGATCGGAACGGTGAATTGGGCTTTTCAGTGCTCGTCGAACAACAACTTTTCGACGGCAGTGGATACCGGCGTCGCTTTCACTAACTCCGCATGGTATCGGCTTGGCGTGCGATTGAACGGGACCAATGCCGTCGCGTTCATCAATGGCAACGCGGTGGCAACCAACACAAGCCACGTGCCGTTTGGTCGTCAGTTCGGAGCGTTCGTCCGACTTTGCGACATCATTGGAACGACGACTCTCGACGTGTATCTTGACAAAGCGGCGCTTGGATTCCGCCCGTGAAGCTACTTCTTTCCATCCTGTTTGCCTCGGTATCATGCCTGGCCCAGATTGCTGGGTTTCAGGTCTGGACCAAGGACGACGTGAACCTTGCG